GGTTTGGGTTTCTTTTATTTTATAAAGAAATGAGGTGTCAACATGAGTTCTTTTACATTTAATAACGAACGAAAAGACTTTATTCAAATTGCAAAAGGATGGAAAAGACCAACTTGGGCTCCATTAAAAAGGAATTTTCTAAGTGTTCCAGGATATCCAGGTGCGAGACTATTAAATACCCAAACGGAAATGCGTGTTTTATCTATTCCTGTAGGAATTATTGTTCCTGATGGATCTGATTTAGAAACAATAAAAGAAGAAATTGCAGATTGGCTGATTACCGATCAACCAACAGAGCTTACTTTCGATGTAGAACCAAATAGAACATATTTAGCTGTTGTAGATGATAGTTTTGATCCGGATGAATTTGTAACACTCGGAATCGGTACAATTAAATTTGTCTGCCCAACACCTTATAAACTAGGGAAAGTACAGACTCACACATTCACACAAAGTTGGTCTACTGAGATTACTTCTTATTTCACGAATAAAGGAAGCGTAGAAGCACCAGCATTAATTGAAATGACTGTAAAAAAACCAAGCACCTTTTTAGATGTATGGTTTGGTAAATATCCTTTAGAACGAAATTATTTCCGCATTGGTTATCCCCTAACTGTGGAGGAATCAACGGTACAAGAGCGTGAGCGTGTGCTATGGGATGAAATGGCTTCACCTATAGGATGGACTCCTGTTACTGGACAATTTGATGATATGAAAGGGACAGGTAGTTTTAAATCAAGAGGCGGTTACGCACTATATTGTGAAGAATACGGAGAGGGGAAAGGATTTTACGGCGCGATAGCTAAGAAAAGTATTCCAGGTGGTCCATTACAAGATTTTGAAATGGAAGTATGGATGACTTTAAAGTCCAAAAACATTGAAGAAATGGGGCGGTGTGAGGTCCTAGTGTTAGATGATGCAAGCAATGTGGTAGCTCGCATCAATATGAATGATCTATATGGGACTGCTGAAATCACAAGGGCACATATGAAAATTGGAAATAGCGGAACGCCTAATAGCATTCGGAAATTAGTAGATACAAGTGGCTATTACTTATCTACTTTCAATCAATTTCGGGGACGCCTTCGTATTGCTAGAAGAGGGACACAATGGTCTGTATATGTAGCTAAATTTATAGACGGTAAAGAGATAGACGGAGCGTCTCTGGTTGAACAATGGAACGATGTGGACAACAGTAATCCAATGACAAACCGAAAAATCGCACAAGTTATGATTGCACTTTGTAAGTGGGATAATCACCAGCCTGTTAACGAAATGCAAATTGATGATTTAAAAGTTTGGAAGGTAAATAAAGTTCCTTCTAACACAAAGCCTTATATTTTCGATACAGGAGACAAAGTGATAATTGATACAGAAAATAATCTTGTGACGATTAACGGGGAAGATGCAATTAATATTAAAGATTTTTTTAGTGAGTTTCCTAAGATCATTCGTGGAGAGAATCGTATTGATATTATGCCACCAGATGTTACAGCTACAATCAGTTACAGGGAGAGATACAGATGAGAACGCCAAGTGGTGAATTGCATGTTGTTGATTTTAAAACAGAACAAATCGTATCAGCTATTCAACCGAAAGATTATTGGGACGATAAGCGTCATTGGGAAATCAAAAATAATATAGATAAATTAGAGTTTCGAGTATTTGATAATACAAGGCATTCATCCACACTTATGCAACAAAACTTAATATTAAAAGAAGTACGTGATGGTCGTATCGTTCCTTATGTAATTACTGAAACTGAAAAAAATTCTGATGATAGAACAGTAATCGCTTATGCATCTGGTGAATGGATTCAACTTGCTAAAGCTGGTATTATCCCTCCACAAAAAATAGAAGATAAAACCGTAATTGAAATGGTTGATATCGCTCTTGCAGGTACGAAGTGGCAAAAAGGAAATTTAGAATATGCTAGTTTCCGTTCCATGACGATTGATGAATTTATTGATCCACTGTCTTTTCTTAAAAAGATAGCATCCTTGTTTGAGTTAGAAATTCAATATCGTGCTGAAGTCGTAGGCTCTCAAATTGTTGGGCGTTACGTAGATATGGTAAAGAAGCGCGGTCGAGAAACAGGAAAAGAAATCACCCTTGGCAAAGATTTAATGGGAATTAAGCGTATTGAGAACTCTCAAAATATTTGTACAGCCTTATTAGGTTTCGTAAAAAAAGAAGGCGGAGAATTCATTACCATTACAGAAATAAATAAGGGTGTTCCTTATCTTGTGGACAATGATGCTTTCCAAAGATGGAACGAAAAAGGACAACATAAATTTGGTTTTTACAGTCCAGAAACAGAAAACGATGATATGGATGCCAAACGTTTAATGACTCTTATGAATACAGAGTTAAAAAAACGTGTAAATTCTTCTGTTTTTTATGAAGTTGAAGCACAATCAATTGGTCGTGTGTTTGGGTTAGCTCACGAATTAATTAATGAGGGCGATACAATCCGAATAAAAGATACAGGGTTTACACCTAAATTGTATCTAGAAGCAAGGGCGATTGCTGGTGATGAATCATTTAAAAATCCATTGCAAGATAAATATGTATTTGGAGATTACCATGAAATTGTTGATCCAAATGATGAATTAAGAAAAATTTACAATCGTATTCTTAGTTCGCTTGGCAATAAACAAGAAATGATTGATCAGCTAGATAAATTAGTGAAAGAAGCCAATGAAACGGCTAGTAATGCAAAGAAAGAATCAGAGGCAGCGAAAACACTTGCTGAAAAAGTACAGGAGAATATAAAAAATAATACCGTTGAAATTATAGAATCCAAGGATCCACCAACAACAGGTCTAAAACCTTATAAAACGCTTTGGCGTGATATTAGTAACGGAAAGCCCGGTATTTTAAAAATATGGACAGGCACAGCGTGGGAATCGGTTGTACCTGATGTTGAATCTGTAAAAAAAGAAACTTTAGAACAAGTAAGTAAAGATATCGAGTCCACAAAAACAGAGTTAAATCAAAAGGTTCAAAGTGTGGAAGGTAAAGCACAAGAAATAGCTGGGCAAATAGCGGATGTTCAAAAGCAAGTTAATGGAAAAGTGGACCAGACATGGATTAACACCCAATTAAAAGATAAGGCTGATAAATCAGGCGTTTATACGAAAGATGAAATTAAAGATGGTTTTATTGGCAAACAAGTTTATGAAACTGATAAACAAGGGAACGTACAGAAGTTTCAGGATATCAATACTTCTATTGGCCAAACAAATGAAGCTCTTACACAGAAAGCTGAAAAGTCAGAGTTGAAAACTATTTCAAGTAATGTAGTAGAAGTTACAAAAACAGTGAACGAAACGAAACAAATGGCTGAAGGGACAAAAGAATCATTGTCTCAAGTCACATCAAAATTTAACAACGCTAAAGTTGCGGAACGTAATGTAATTACAAATTCAAACTTTGGTACGGGTGATGCTACAGGTTGGAATATATGGGATAAACAAAGTGGAAGCGGTGCTGTGGAACAAGCTGCCGATATACCTGAATTTGCATATTGTGGAAAGTTAACGCGAACAAACAATATAGCTGATTTATGGTTTATGAGGGATATTAAAGTAACACCTGGTCAATATATTATTTCAGCATTTTTTAAATCAAGTAATCTAACTATGGCAATTGGAGTGCGTGATGGAAGTACTTCGCCTAAGTATAGGATTGTGGATTTACCTAAAGACGTATCAGATGGGAAATGGCATCATTTTAAATTAGAGGTAGAATTTACGACCAGTGAAGCGCGCATTTACTTTGGAACAACAAAAAATAAAGAGACTATTGGTGAAATGTTTATTACAGGAACAAAGTTAGCTGAAGGAACTGTTTTTTCCACATGGTCACCAGCTCCTGAAGATCAGCTAACAAACAGTGAATTTACTAAAAAAGCAGTTGAAATAGAGAAAAATATCAATGGTGTGACAACATCCGTTTCAAATATACAAAACGAACAAGGAAAGCTTACAGAACGTGTAACGAAATCAGAGCAAACCGCAGATGGATTTAAAACTTCTATCGAATCATTAACGAAAAAAGATACTGAAATTACTAATAAATTAAATACAGTTGAATCCACTGTAGAAGGTACGAAGCAGACGATTACTGATATTCAGTCCACAACGGATGGTCTTACAAAGACGACCAATGAGATTAAACAAACAGCTAATTCTAATACAGAATCAATTAGTCAAGTAACAAATCGCTTAGATAAATTAAAAGTAGGCGGAAGTAACTTATTCTTAAATTCTACGTTTGAAGATGGCATGGCTAACTGGACAGTAGTGCCAGGCGTATCAGTTGATACAACTGTAAAATATAAAGGTTTCAATACAGTAAAATCTGAACAACGAGGTGAGACGACATTACGTTACCGTGGAGCAGAGCAAAAGAATGTACCCTTCACAATTGGAGAACCTTATACAGCTTCATTCTATGTAATGACAGATGATATCAATACATTTGACGATATTCTACGAATTGAGATTATTTGCGAAAGAGATGACAACACTCGTACAGCAACATTTCGTACTGATATTGATATTAAAGGATTAGGGAATAACAACTGGGGTAGATACAGTGCTACTGGTATCATTCCTAAAGAAACGACTAAAGTACGTGTTAGTTGCCGTGTATGGAAAAATGGGCGTGTATGGATGGCTTTGCCACAATTCGAAGAAGGTAACATTATGACGGACTGGCATCGTGCTGATAAAGACCAAGTTTCCGCTGTGGATTTCACAAAGAAAACAACCGAGATTGAGAAAAGTGTGGATGGAGTAAAAACCACTGTAACTAAGGTACAGGATAGTCAAACTGGATTCGAAAAGCGCATGAGCAATGTGGAACAAACGGCAAGCGGATTGTCCTCCACAGTTAGTAATTTAAACAATGTAGTATCAGATCAAGGAAAGAAACTAACTGAAGCAAATACAAAACTTGAACAGCAGGCAACAGCAATCAATGCAAAAGTTGAGCTTAAACAAGTAGAGGATTATGTTGCGAGGTTTAAGATACCTGAGTTAAAACAAACGGTTAATCAGAATAAACAAGATTTATTAAATGAATTAGCTAATAAGCTTGCAACTGAACAATTTAACCAGAAGATGACTCTTGTTGATAATCGTCTTTCTATCAATGAACAGGGTATCAATGCCGCAGCAAAAAAGACAGAAGTATATACAAAGACGCAAGCAGATGGACAATTTGCTACAGATTCTTATGTAAGAGATATGGAGTCACGCCTCCAGCTAACAGAAAAGGGCGTTAGTATATCTGTAAAAGAAAACGATGTAATAGCAGCCATTAACATGAGTAAAGAAAACATTAAGCTAAATGCCGCACGAATAGATTTAGTTGGTAAGGTTAATGCTGAGTGGATTAAAGCGGGAATGCTAAGTGGTTGCCAAATTAGAACATCAAATACAGATAACTACGTAAGCTTAGATGATCAATTTATACGTCTCTATGAAAAAGGGGGTGCTAGATCATTTCTAGGACATTACAGAAGAACAGATGGTTCAGTACAACCAACTTTTATTTTAGGAACAGATGAAAAGACTAATGCTCCAGCAGGCGCTTT